CTCGCGATCAATTTGGGCATCCGGGAGTGCGTTCGGCACCCGAATTACACCGTCCGGCACATTCTTCCGACGCGAACACAGGCCGAAGAGGTTGTTTGGAACGATCCGAACATGCTGTTTTCGTATGTTCCACCCGCCGCCCTTGGCTACTGGAAACCCGTGGTGTCCAACCTGACGATTCGGTTCTCCAACGGCTCGCGGTACGTGCTTGACGGGGCGGATAAACTGGCCGACGCTCGGCGCGGCATCAGCGGCGACTTCTTCATCCTGGACGAGTGGGCATTCCACGAAAGCCCCTACGTCTACGACGGCCTGATCCGCCCGATTTTGACTGAGAACGTCAGTAAATCGTGCTGGTTCCTCAGCACGTTCAACGGTCTGAACCATGCCTACGAGATGTGGACAAAGGCCCTGGCCGACAGAAGCCCCGACACCTACTGCCACATGCTCAAGGCCAGCGATAGCGGCGTGCTGAGCCGGGAGGAGCTTGCCAAGGCACAGAAGGAAATGCCAATCCCGCTGTTCTTGCAGGAGTTTGACTGCCTGCCCATGTCGGCGTCGGACATGGTTCTTATTCAGGTCCACCAGATCGAGCGGCTCAAGGGAATCAATCACGGGTTTGCGGAAGTCCGCCGAATCATCAGTATCGACCCGGCTTTCGAGGGCGATCAATGCGTCATCGTGGCTATCGAGAACAATAAGGTTCTGGAGAAGCAAGCCACGCATCCCGACCGGACGGGTGAAATCGTAGGTTCTGCCCTGGCGATGGGCACCCGATGGGACACCCGCAACTACATCGTGGATGAGATTGGCCTGGGGCGCGGCGTGTCGGACGGCCTGAGCGAGATTGCGGGCATGAACGTGCAGGGCTTCAACTCGTCCGAGATAGCCAAGGACAGCACCCCCAAGATGGTGAACCGCCGGGCTGAGGCATGGTGGTACACCATGCTCCAAATCGTCGAGGGGCGGTGTCCCTATATCGAGGACGCCGAGCTTCGGCGGCAGTTGTGCAGCGTGCGGTACACGGTGCCGAGCGGGCGCGTGCAGATGGAACTCAAAAGCAAGGTCCGGGGCCGGCTTGGCCGCAGTCCCGACGACGCCGACGCCTTTGTGATGGGCCTGTGGGGCTTGCAGCACGTTGAGCCTGAGCGGCAGGGCAACCGATTCGGGGATAGTTACTCACACAGAATCTTCGTCCCGGCCAGTGCCGGTCTGGGAGGTATGGCGGGATGAGCCAGACCGATACCGAAACGAAACTCGTAGAGAAGTTGAAGGAGTGGTATCTCGCCGCCGCCGACACGTCCGCAAACCGCGATTGGCGGCAGAGGGCGGCCAAGTGCCTGCGGGTCTACAACGGTTCTGGACAATGGGATGAGTCGGTCAAGATGCTTTTGGAAAGCCAGTCTCGTCCGGCCCTGACTATCAACCGAATCCTGCCTACAGTGAACGTGGTATGGGGCAACCTGATCCAGAACCGGACAGAACTTCGGTTACAGGCCCTGCACCGGGGCACCAAAGAGATCGCCAACCTTGGATCGGCCTTGCTCAAGCACGCGATGGACTGTTGCCAGGGCTACGATTCGTCAAGTGACGCCTTCAGGGACGGGATAATCACCGGCAAGGGCTGGACAACGGCAGATCATATCTACGACCGCGACCCGCTGACTGGCGAACTTGTTGTTGAGGCCCCGAATCCGCTATTCGTCTACGAAGACCCCCGGAATACCGACTACGACGCGAACAAGGGCGAGTATATCTTCCGTGAGCGGTTCTGGACGGCAAACAAACTGAAAGCCTACTTCCCCAACAAGTACAAGGAAGCAATGGCGGCGAGTGTTACCGACTGGTTCCAGCCTGTCGGGGATGATACCGGCAATTCCTTGGCCGGGCTAATCGCGTTCTTGAACGATGTACGGGGCGGGTCAAGTAGTTTGGGCGGGGATGGCGAAATGGCCGGTGTAGTTGTGCGTGAGGCATGGTGGAAAGAGTACAAGGCCGTCCGCATGGCTTCGATCAGCCTGAACGGGCAGACCAAGACGGGCCGCATTGAGAGGCGTGAAGACGTCGCCCTGCTTGAGCAAGTCGCGGCCAGCCGGCCCGAAATACAGGTCAAGATCACGAACTCCGTTATCTGCACGCTCAAGGTCGCGGTGCTTGTCGGGGATCTGTTGTTACGGCGGGAAGAAGACCCCCTGAACGGCTGCAAGGCGTTCCCGTATACTCGCTTTTCTCCGTACTGGCTGCATGGCGATTCGTTCGGCGTGGTTGACAACTTGGTCGGTCCGCAAGAGGAATTGAACAAGAGCAGGTCGAACCTTCTGCACGACGCGAATCTGTCGGGCAATCCGGCATGGCGGGCGACGAATGCGAATACCAAGGGCGAAGCGACGATCCGGCAATTCGGCTCGGCGCCCGGCGTCCTGCTGAATGAGAAGGACTTCGGCGGCAAGATCGAGCGGATAGAGCCGGGCGGGCTTTCGCCGGCTCACGCTCAGCTTTCGGAGCAGAACGCGGCTGACATTCAGGAAATCAGCGGTGCGAACCCGAATCTGATGGGCACGCCAACGGAGCGTGTCGAGTCGGGCCGGGCGCGGCTGATTCAGCAAGAGGCTGGGCTCAAGGTGCTTGCCCCGGTGATGGGCAACTTCTTCCGCAGTCAGTCGATCATGGGCGAAATGCTTTGGGACTTCATCCGACACAACGGCATTTACAGCCCGGAGGAGATTCAGGCCGTGGTTGACATCGACATTATCAACGCCCTGGGCGGCATGGGCGGCTTGGTCGAGGCTATGAACCGATGGGATACCGGCGCGTACGCGGTCAAGGCGGTCCCGTCCAAGACGACGAGCACCTGGCGGGATGTTCAGCTTGAAGAAGTCAAGCAACTTGCCGAAATGATCGGCTCCCTGGGCCTAGCGATGCCGCCCGACGTGGCGAACTCGCTTCTGATCGAGGTGCTGGAGCTTTCGAGCTTCCCCGGCTCGTCCAAGATCGCGGAGCGGTTGAAACAGCAACCCGCAATGCCGGTTCCGCCGGAGATCCCGGGCGGGCAAGGAACGAAACAAGGCACACGCTATGGCGCGGTGGTCGCGTCCAGCGGCGGGCAGCCGTACTGATGACAAGAAGGGCAGAACAATGGCAAACAAAACGAAAAAGAAGCGGAAAGACGACCCGCATGAATGTGCGAAGATGTTTCGCTGGGCCTTGTCGAAGATGCACTTTTCCAAAAGGCGGCGGAAGCGAGCGTCGGGCGACATGGGTACGACAGCGCTTGACGCCTTGAAATAACAACTGAATATCCCCAGACAAGCCCGCCGGCCAGCGGGTGAGTTTGCGAAACTCAAGAAGCCCAACACTTAGCTAAGGGGTGTTGGGCTTCTTTTGTTTGGGGCCAAAACGACATTCGCTTCGCGCTGGCGTACAGCGCGTTCGCACCCGGCCCGGCGATATGGGCCGTCCGCCTCGGTGAGCGAAATCACCGTTCGGGCACGCCGCCCCGTAAGCGGCGATTGGAGAGCAGCAATGGCAAACGAGAACATGACGATGGACGAGGCGATTGACAAGGCTGTTGACTTGGCCACGACCAAGGGAGAGGGTGAGCCTATCGTCGAGGACGCCCCGGCGGAGGAAACTCCGCAGGACGCCGCCGAGACACCAGCGGCCCCGGAGCCGTCCGAGCTGGCGGAACAGCTTGCCGAACTGACGCGGGATGAGGTCTTACAGACCAAGCCCGGTCAAGGCTTGTGGGCTGAGAACAAGCGGTTGCGTGAAGAGAACCGCCAACTCAAGGCCAACAAGCCAGCGGAACCGGAAGTCGAGCCGGAGCCGGAAGAGGTTCCGGACGATGACCCCCTGGCCGGCCTAGCCGAGGACGATCTTGTCGAGGTCAGGCACGTCAAGGGCATGGTCGCGGCGGAAGTCGCCAAGGCCCTAAAGCCCGTAGCCGAACGTGTCGGGCAGGCCGACCGCAAGGAGCGGCAGCAGGTCATGGCGACCGGGCTGGCGGCACTCGCGGCCGAGCAGAAGGCCGGGAGCATCCCAGCCGGCGTCAACACGTCGAGCATCGTCAACAAGGCCGTCGAGGTCCTCAAGGCTTCCCGGCCCGCTCTCTTGCAGGAACTGCTCTCCGAACCGGACCCCGTAAGGGCCGTTTGGGAGTACGCCACGGCACGGTTGCCGGAGGCGAAGCAGGCGCTGGCCAAGGCCACCACGGCCAAGGCCAACGTCACTGCGGAGAGGCTGGCACAGGGCCGGTCTCCCGACACTGGCGGAGAACCCGCCGAAATCACCGATTTAATCGCCGACCTCAACGCCCCATAAGCGTGAGGCGGCGGAAAGGTAGAGTATCATGGCTAACAGTAGTATCACTGCAAATCTGATCGTAAAACAGTGGTCGAAACAGTTCTTCAAGTACGGCCTGTCCAAGATGTTCTTCTCGAAGTTCATCGGGGCCTACGGCGAAGCTTTCGACCCGGCGATGGGCGACAAACGGGTAACGGTTTTGTCGGACCCTAATGCCCTCATTCAGATCAAGATGGACCTATCGCGCGCCCCCGGCGACACCATCACCTTCCCCATGCTCGCCCCACTGACCGGCCACGGTCGCGTCCAGGCGGCAACCGCGACCAACGGATCGGGCAAGCGCGTCCTGGAAGGCAACGAAGAGGCGATGAACCAATACTCCTGGCCAATCACCCTCTTCGAGTGGGCGCATTCCGTTGTAACCATGGGCAAACTGATGGAGCGACAACCCGCGTTCAGTGTCTCCGACTCGATGACGGCCAACCTGGGCCTCTGGTGGGCGAAGATTCTGGACGAGGCGACGTATGACGCGATGGCCGGGCTCGGTCTGGTCGATGACGGTTCCGTGGCCATCGTGTCCGCCGCGGCGCCCAGCCGCAAGCTCACCGGCGGATGCACGGCAGGCACCGTCAACTATCGCGTCACCGATGCGGCTCTCGTCACCGGCGAGTACATGTCGTTCGAGATGATCGACAAGGCACGCCAGAACGCGATGAGCGACGCCAGCGGCCCGACGATCCGGCCTGTCATTCTGGACGGTGTGGAGACGTATTTCTGCTTCATGTCAACCAAACAGGCCAACGACCTGCGGAACGACGCCGGAGCGTCCGTCAACATCACCTGGAAGGAAGCCCAACTACATGCGGCTGTCCGGGGACGGGACAATCCGATCTTCCGAAACAACTTCCTGGGCTTCTACAACAACGTGGCCCTGTTCGAGTACCCGAACGTCGCGTCTCGTACCGGCACGGGTGCCGGCGAGAACCTGGCGACCAACACGTTTGACACCGGCGACGTGGTGTACAGCGGCACGGAAGCTCACCGTGCCCTGTTCTGCGGCGCCTGTGCGGCGGTCCACGCCTACGGCTCGATGCCTGACTTCGTGGACAAGTTGTTCCAGTATGACACGCAGCGGGGTCGCTCGCTGCAAACCATCTGCGCCATCGGCCGGCCGGAGTTCAACTCCATTGACTACGGCGTGTCCGTACTCGACACCGACGTTTCGGTCAAGGGATAGCTGCCCGGTCCCGACGCACATCGGGACTTTGTCATACAGGTCCGAGGGGCGGCTGGATTGTGTCCAGCCGCCCCAGGGCCTATAGCGGAGGCTGGACGATGACCGGCACAACGATACGGACGGCTCTGAATGCCCGGTTGAGTAAGACGGAGGCGGTCAACGCCATCGACGCGCAAATTACCCTGGCGCTCCAGGCGATTGCCGCACGCGAACGCTGGCCGGACCTTCACAAGACGGACTCGACGACGCTGGCGTTCACGGTCGGGCTCAAATCCAAGGCTCTGCCGTCCGACTTCCAAATCAAGGACCGGCTCTACCGACTCGACGACTCGACGCTCACCCCGATGGACCCCGACACGCTGCGGGCCTATCAGGAAGTCGAAAACGCCGTGAAGGGCGAGCCGACCGAATACGCGATCATCGGCGGAAGCGTCTACCTCAACCCGATCCCCGATGCCAGTTACACCATCTACCTCGACTATTGGTACACCCCGGCGACCGTGACTGACGAAACGCTGGCCCTCATCCTGGGTGACGAGTTCCAGGAGGCGGTCATCTGCGGAACCATCGTCGCGTACCTCAAGGCAACGGGTTTCAACGAGCACCCGAAGCTGGCTGAGAATCTTGCGATGTTTGACCGCGAGATTGCCCTGCTGTCGGGGTTGGCCGACTGGAAACCCACGATTGCGAGTCCATACAACTACGCATAGGAGTAACCAATGCCGTTCAAGTCGAAAGCACAACGAGCGTTCATGTATGAGAGACATCCGACGATAGCCAAGCGGTTTGAGGCGCAC